GCGGGGGGCGGGGGCGCGGGGCAGACGCGTAGGAGCAGGCGATACTCAACTCCTGCGCCATCCTAAACGACGACCGAGGGCTCGCCGCTGTCAACAAAACGCCGGAACCCATGAAACCGCTGGCCCGGCCAAACGCGCGCGGACAGTTCCTCGCCTGCTTCACCAAAAAGGCGGAGCCGGACTTCCACGGGGCCATCGCCGCAGGGCGCGCCATCCTTTTCGAGGCAAAGAGCACCACCACCGACAAGATCGAGCAGGGCGTGGTATCTTCCGAGCAGGCCAAAACGATGAACCGATACACCGCGCTGGGCGCGCATTGTTTCGTCCTCGTAACCTTTGATGAGGTCCGGGCCTACCGCGTCCCGTGGCTCCATTGGACCACCATGCGGGAGCGTTGGGGACGGAAATACGCCACAGAGGCAGAGCTCGCCGCCTACCGCATCCCCTTTGGACCGGGGTTTACCCACAACATCATAGCGGGCATCCCCACGCCAGACAATTTCGACAAGGGACTGGCAGCCCCGAATCTTGAGGACATCCTTACGGCTTTTTGCGGTCTCCCCTACGGCGCGCCGGTGGACGGAGAGGAATGGAGCAAAGCATACGACCGGCTCATCCGGCTGTTGTATAGCGTTTCAACTCTCACCGAGGAAAAAGTTGAAAAAATTATTGAAAAGCTCGACCGGATAGACAGTCAGGATGGGGAGGTTTGATATGCAAGAGAACCTCATTCTGGCGGGTTACGATGAAGAAACGGCAAAGAGGCTCTCGGAGGCGCTGGCAGGCACACTCGTGCCGACAAAGGCGCTCATTGCGGCTCTACGGGGACTTACTGATGCAACAGAAAGTCTGGCAGACATGATGAGAGAGCTCGAAGCAGCAGCCCGGCCAGCGGCACTTCGGAAACAGCAATTACCGAGGCCGCCCAAAAGCCCCGGCAAAATAAAATACACAGCAGCCCGACCACCCGCGCGCCCGGTTTGCCACATGAACCAGCGCGGGAGAAAGAGGTAACGACCATGATTGATGAAAAACTGATTGAAGTCATCGCACAGGCGGCAGCACAGGCAGCCGTAGCGGCGGTGCAGGCAATGCTCGGAACTGAGGCGCAGACCGCTATGGAGGCTGCTGTAACAGAGGCCGCCCGCGTAGGCGCAGAAATCGGGGCGCAGGCCAGTGTCAAGGCCGTCGAGCGTGAACGAAAGAAATTCAGGGATGCCCGGAGTGACCGGCGTTTCCGAAATACCAAGTATCTGCTCCACAACTACAATATGCTGGCAAAGCACTGTTCCAACGCAGTCTACGACAGAGCCACCGAACTGACCCACCATGAGGGCATCGAGGATATTTTGGAGCTGTTGGATGAAATGCTGGATGAGGGTATTCAGGTTGAAAGCATTATGAAATCGGCAGCCCGGACGCAAATCATCATGGACCATGTGAACAGGATGCTCGGCATCTACAAGGTCTACTGCACCGAGAGCCAAAAGCCGGAGGAGCAAAGGCACTACCGCGTAATCGAGGCGCTCTACCTCGCCCCGAAACCTATCACGGCGGAGGCCGTCGCTGTGCGGGAAAAAATCGACAAAAGGACGGTATATAAGGACATTGACGCAGCTTGCGCCACGTTATCCGCCCTGATTTTCGGCATCGACGGTATCAAAAAAGCGGGGTAAGCGCAGCGGCCAGCACCGGGGCAAAAAGGCGGCATTGACCGGGCATTAGAGCTGTGATACAATGTAAATTGTAAAATCAGACGGAAACGCCATACCTACGGGCCTCCCCTAACCGGGCGGCCCTATTTTTTTACGCTAAAACGCCTCAAATTGGGGCAGAAATAGGAGGTAACGACATGAATATCGTCATCATGCCGGTAACGGACCTCCATCCGGCAGACTACAACCCCCGCAAAGACCTCAAGCCGGGCGACAAGGAATATGACAAGCTCGCCCGGTCTATCGAGGAATTTGGGTATGTTGAGCCTATCGTATGGAACCGCACCACCGGCAACATCATCGGCGGCCACCAGAGGCTCAAGGTGCTTATCGAAAAGGGCTATACCGAGGTCGAAGTCGTCGGGCTGAAACTGAGCGAACAGGAAGAGAAAATCCTGAACGTGGCGCTCAACAAGATTTCGGGCCGCTGGGACAATGAAAAGCTCATCGCCGTACTGGACGAATTGCAGGCGCAGGAAGAAATGGAGCTCACTGGGTTCGATGACTGGGAGCTTGAGGCGCTCAAGGTCACATACGACCACATCGAGGACCTCTTGCAGGACGACTTTGCCGACACCGGGAAGAACGAAAGCGAAAACTTCACGATGACGTTCACCCTCCCGGCAGAGGTAAAAGAGGCCATGGACCGCTACATTGAAGAGAACCCCGCAGGCAAGACCGAGCTCGCGTCTCTCATCGCGAATAAGGCAAAGGGGGTTATCTGACATGGAAATTATGAAAAAGCGCATTTCCGAAATGGAGAGAGCGGAGTACAACCCGCGCGTGGAGCTGCTCCCCGGAGACGATGAGTACGAAAAACTCAAGCGGAATATCGACCGCTTTGGCATGGTGGTGCCCGTCATCTGGAACCGGCGCACCAACCGCGTCGTGTCCGGCCACCAGCGCCTCACCGTTTTGGAGAATATGGGCGTAGAGGAAACCGAGGTTTCCGTGGTTGACCTCGATGAGACGGCAGAAAAGCAGCTCAACATCGCCATGAACAAAGTGAGCGGCCAGTGGGATGAGGTAAAGCTCAAGGAGCTGCTCGACAGCCTCGGGGACGCAGCACTGGAAACCGGCTTTGACCTCGACGAAATCGAGCGGCTGGAAAACAGCGTAGACGACCTCGTGGACGATGATTTTCTGGATGAGGAGCTGAAACGGCTGGAAGAGACGTTCAACATCTCCCTGAAATTCAGCGTCGAGGATAGAGAGGTCATCAAAGCATATATCAAGGACAACGGCAAAGAGGGGCTCGTGGAGCTCATCATCCAAAAGATTCGAGGTGAGATTTAATGGGATGTAAGTGTGGAAGTCAGGTTATTCTTTGCAACCTGCCTGTGCGATTTGATACATACCGGGGCTGTTCCCACGGCTGCCGGTACTGCTTCGCGCAGAAAAAGAACGACATCAGCCATATCGAGCGGGACGAAAGCGTGGACAGCCTGCGCTCCTTTATCGAGGGCAAGCGCGGCAACGAAACACAGTGGTGCGACTGGAATATCCCCATCCACTGGGGCGGCATGAGCGACCCATTCCAGCCGATTGAAAAGCAGGTCCGGGCATCCTATGAGTGCCTCAAGCTGCTGGCAGAGACCAAATACCCGTTTGTGGTGAGCACAAAGGGCCGCCTCGTCGCGGACCCGGAATACCTCGACCTGCTGGCGCAGTGTAATTGCGTGGTGCAGATTTCGATGGTGTGTAGCAAGTACGACAAGCTGGAAAGAGGCTGTCCGAGCTACGAGGAGCGCCTCGCAATCCTCAAGACGGTCTCCGCCAGAGTACAGCGCACCATCGTCCGCATCCAGCCGTATATGCCGGAGGTTTTCAAGGACGTTATGGAGAACATCCCCCGCATCGCGGAGGCCGGAGCCTATGGCCTCGTGGTGGAGGGCATGAAATTCTTTAAGGGCAAGCCCGGAATGGTTCGCGTAGGCGGCGACTACTGCTACCCGAAAGACCGCCTCCGCAGAGACTTCGAGGCTATCAGGGCGGAGTGCCACCGAAACGGCCTGAAATTCTATGCGGGAGAGAACCGGCTCCGCGCCATGGGCGATAGCATGACTTGTTGCGGCGTGGATGGCCTCCCCGGCTTCAAGCCGAATGAGTACAACCTTTGTATGCTGATGAACGGGAAGAACCCGGAGCCCACCGAGCACATGAAAGAAGTGGGAACCGGCGGACCCTTTAAGACGCTGAACCAGAGCGCGGGCAGCGGGCGACGGATTGCAAAGCAGAGCTTTTATGGCCTGATGCAGGAAGAGCTCGCCAAGAAACTGGACTACCACAAGAAAGTGTTTGGGCTGGATGACTGAGTATGACCTCACCCCGGTACAGCGGGTAGGTGGGATGCTGATAAAGCGGGACGACCTTTACGCCCCGTTTGGCCCCGGAGAGGTGAACGGCGGAAAGCTCCGCCAATGCGTAATGCTGGTAAAGAGCGTGATGGACAAATACGACAGCCTCCTCACCTATTGCAGCATCCACTCCCCGCAGGCCCCCATCACCGCCGCCGTAGCCCACGCCTGTAAAATGCCCTGCCGCATTTTATATGGCGGGACCAGCCGCGAGAGCGTCGCCTCGTTGCCGATGCCACGGCTGTCCATGAAATACGGGGCAACCATCGTGCTGGCTGCACGATCTGGCCGCCACAGCATTTTACACGCCCGCGCAAAAGAGCTGGCGGCAGAGAAAAACAGCTTTATCGTCCAATACGGCATCAACCTCATCAACCACGGGGACACGCTCCTCACCGCAGTCTCGGCGCAGGCAGCAAACCTCCCGGATGAGATTGAAAACCTCGTGATGACCTGCGGCAGCGGAATAACCGCATCCGGCGTGATGATAGGACTGCACAGGTACGGGAAATCCGTAAAGCACGTCCATCTCGTCGCCACAGCGCCGGACCGGCGGGCGTTCATCCACGAGAACCTCAAGCAGTACGGCGCAGACCGCGAATTTGAGTACCACGACCTTTTCCATCGGCCCGGATTTCAATACGAGAAGTCGGCAACGGCCAGATGGGGGGGGCATTTCCTTGCATCCTCACTACGAGGCCAAAACGATGCAGTGGTTTAAGAGTTCAGGGCTCGCGCCGGAGAGCACCCTATTCTGGATTACGGGCGCGGAACCTACCAACCCGGCCCGAAACTAAATCAAGTAAGGAGAGGAGGACAATGCCGAATAGGACCCGCGACGACCTTTGGGAGCGCCAAAAAGGCGAAAGCGCACAGGCCTATGAGGCATTTGTCCTATACCGTGATTTAGGCGCGGAACGCAGTCATGTGAAAGTAGCCCAGCAGTTAGGCAAAAGCACCGCTTTAATTTCGAGGTGGAGTAGCCGCTGGAATTGGGTCGAGCGATGCCGCGCATGGGAGAATGCCAGAGACGAACAGGCCCGCCACGCCGCGCTCCAAAAGTACAAAGACATGAACGCCCGGCATATCAAAATCGCCTTGCAGTTACAGCAGAAAGCCCTCAAGGCGATGGAAGAGCTCCCGGACGACGCGCTATCCCCCAAAGATATTATGACGTTCATTGACAAGGCCATCGCCATCGAGAAGATGACCCGCCAAGAGGACGCGGGTATATCGCCGGGTGGAAAGCAAGAGAGCCAGCAGGACGGCGGAGGCCGCTCGCTGGCGGATGAAATCATCGGAGCCTACGAGGCCAGAAAGCGAGGCGAGGAACCTTGATAACCAGCGAGGCCATCCTCTACTACGCAGAACACCCCGTAGAGTTCGTAGAGGATTTGCTACACGTTACACCAGACCCGCAGCAGGCGGCCATCCTGCGGTCGGTCGCTACCAATCAGATGACCTCGGTACGTTCCGGCCACGGCATCGGCAAGAGCGCCGTGGAGGCGTGGGCGGTTATCTGGTTTTTGTCCACCCGGCCATTTCCCAAAATTCCGTGTACGGCACCGACGCAGCACCAGCTATTCGACATCCTTTGGGCTGAGGTCAGCAAGTGGCTCCGCAACAATAAGGCATTGGAGCGGGAGTTACAGTGGACGAAAGAAAAGGTCTACATGAAACAGTACCCGGAGGAATGGTTCGCGGTAGCCCGGACGGCCAGCAAGCCGGACGCGCTGCAAGGCTTCCATGCGGAGGATATTCTCTACATCATTGACGAGGCCAGTGGCGTGGACGACAAGGTATTTGAGCCGGTCCTCGGTGCACTGTCCACCCCCGGTGCCCGCCTCTTGATGTGCGGAAACCCGACGCAGCTATCCGGGTTCTTTTATGACAGCCACCATAAGAACCGGGGCAGCTACTCCACGTTCCACATCGACGGGCGCAACAGCAGCCGGGTATCGCAGGACTTCATCAACACCATCATCACCATGTACGGCGAAGATAGCGACGTTTTCCGCGTCCGCGTCGCCGGAGAGTTCCCCCGGCAGGAAAATGACGTATTCATCCCCCTGCCGTTGGTTGAGAAATCCATTATGACACAGTGGAATGAGCCGGAGCACCCGGCCAGCATCCATATCGGGTGCGACGTTGCCCGCTTTGGCGATGATAAGACGGTCATCGGTTACAAGGTGGACGAAAAGGTGGAATTTTGGAAGAGGCGCAGCGGGCAGGACACCATGAAAACAGCCGATGGCATCATCGAGCTGGGCGAAACTCTCGTGCGCCGGTACAGATACCAGAAAACCATCCCGGTCAAGGTCGATGACAGCGGCGTGGGCGGCGGCGTTGTAGACCGCCTGCGGCAAATTAAGCGGAATAACCCGGAGCGGTTTGAATGGCTGGACGTTATCCCGGTTGTTTTCGGCCAGAGGATAAAGCACGAATTTTACCACGACAGCACGACGTACATGATGAGCGTAGTCAAAAAGCTCCTCATGCCCTATACGGAAGAGGGGCTCCCCAAGCCGGTAGAGCTCGTGCTGCCGGACGACAACGACCTCATCGGCCAGTTGTCAACCAGAAAATACGGCATGACAGAGCAATCCAAAATCAGGGTGGAGAGCAAAGAGGCCATGAAAAAGCGCGGCCTACACTCCCCCGATGAGGCGGATTGCGTTTTGCTTTTATGCCTGCCGGTGAAACCAAAACGGAAAGGAGACGCTAAACATTGAGCGAGGGAAAAAAGCCGTCCGGGCCGCAAATCCGGGCGCAAATCATAAAGGCCGATACGCCCCCGGCCAGCAACCCCATCAAAAAGGCGGACGCGCCTACGCAGCTCGTTCAGGAAGAGAGCTACGCTACCAGCGAATGGCTCTCGCCGCCCCTCGACCTGCAAGGGCTCGGAATTATGGTGGATGAGAGTACCATTCTCCCCCAGTGCGTCCGGGCCTACAAGAGTAATATCGCGGGGTTCGGCATTGACATCCGCTATAAGGACAACTTTGCCGACGAAGAGGAAACCCCGGAGATGAAAGCGGAATGGGAGCGGGCGGCGGAGGTGCTCGACCTGCTGAATATCGAACAGGAAACGAAAGAGGTCTTTGAGGACCTCATCGAGGCCCGCGAGATTTACGGCTGCGCCTATCTTGAGGTCATCCGCAACCTCGCCGGAGAGGTGACGCAGATTGAATTTATCCGTGACACCCCCAGCATCAAAAAGACCCGGCCTCTTGAGCCTTATGTGGACACCGAGTATTTCTACAAGGACCACACCATCAGCCGAAAGCGGAAATTCAGGAAGTACCGGCAGACGGTAGGCATGAAAAAGGTCTACTACAAAGAGTTTGGAGACCCCCGCGTGATGGACAGCCGCACCGGCGAATACGTCGGCAAGGGCAAAGCCCTCAAGCGGCAGTATCAGGCCAACGAAATCATGGAATTTGCCATCGGCACATCCGCCTATGGCAAGGTCCGCTGGCTGGGGCAGGTCCTCACGGTAGACGGCGCGCGCCGGGCGGAGGCCCTGAACAATAACTATTTCATCAACGGACGGCACACGCCGCTCCTCATCATGGTAAAGGGCGGCAGCCTCACGGACGACAGCTTTTCCAAACTGCGGGAGTACATGAACGACATCCGGGGCGAGAGCGGGCAACACGCTTTTATGGTGCTCGAAACCGAGGCCAGCGACAACCGCACCGGCTTCAACAGCGACAACCGCCCGGAAATCGAGGTCAAGGACCTTGCGGCCATCCTGCAAAAGGATGAGCTCTTTCAGGACTACCTCAGCAATAACCGGCGCAAGGTGCAGAGCTCTTTCCAGTTGCCGGACCTTTATGTTGGCTATACCACTGACTTCAACCGCGCCACCGCGCAGACGGCCATGGAAGTGACCGAAAAGCAGGTATTCCAGCCGGAGCGCCGGAGCCTCGCATGGGCTATCAACAACCGGCTGCTCAACGGCTACCAATTCCGCTATGTGGAGGCGTACCTGCGGGAGCCGGACATCACCAACCCGGACGACCTTTTCAAAATCCTCACCGTCTGCAACAATGCGGGCGGCCTTTCTCCGAATAAGGCAAAGGCGATTGCCTACGATGCTCTCGGAGAGACGGCGGAGAACTTTGAGGGTGATTGGGGCGATATTCCACTGGCCGTCATGCGGGAACAGAATACAGCAGCCCTCGGAATGGGCACAGGTGCCGCCAGAATGGCGCAGGCTGCCTCTTCCGGGCAAGGCAATAGAAATACACCCCCGGCATCGAATACGGCCCAGAATGGCGAACAGAGCGCCGCAGGCGAGGGTGAGAACCCCGGCGGCACTTTAGGCGAACAGCTCGCCGCGCAGATTGAGAAAGCGGCAGCGGCCAAACAGGATGAGGTCGTGGCTGTAATGAAAGAGGTGCGGCGGCTCCTCGTCCGCATCGACGAAAAGGGGGCGGAGTGATGTGTCTACAATGCAAGCCACTAATAAAGGCTATCGACGCATTCCTCGCCAAAGAGGACAACGACCTCGCCGAACAGCTCACCATTGAGGGGTACTTGGAGGCAGAGGCCAGCGTCAAGACCATCAACGAAATCGAGGAGCTCGTGACGGCGCTCCTCGAAAAGAACGCGGATGAGCTGCTCGCAAAGCTGAATGACGCGGTTGACCTCAAGACCTTTTTCGAGGACAACTGGCCGGACATCAAAAAGGACAGCAAGCTCGCCCAGCAGCTCTACGACGTGTTCCACGATGAATTTACTACCATCATGCCGGAATACGTCGGGGCCTACGTCAAAGAGACCGACGCAGAGCTCACGGTAACGACCCTTTCCAAGCGCACGACCGACTGGATAAAGGGATGGAGCGGCGAACTGTCCGAGCTGATGAAGCTCGACACCGACACCCAAATTGAGGCGGTGCTGGAAAGCGGCCTGAAAGACGGGAAGAGCATCACGGAGATCGCCATGGCAATCGCCGACAGCGGCATCCGGGAACCCGGCTACCGGGCCCGGCGCGCCGCCCTCACCGAGGTATTGCGGGCGCATGGGTACGCGCAGCTTGAGAGCTACACGCAGAGCCCGGCGGTCGAGAAAAAGGGCTGGCGGCATACCGGCTCCTATCGGAACACGCCCCGCGCAAACCATGTTGCCATGGATGGCGTGGTCGTTGGCGTGAAAGAGCCGTTTACCCTTTACGGGGAGGACGGTGGAACCTATTACCCCATGACCCCGCGCGACACCTGCCTCCCGGCCTCGGAGAGCGTCAACTGCCATTGTATTTTACAGCCCATAGTCAGCAGCGACGTGCTGGGCCTGCCGCTGGAAGAGCGCCAGAGGCTCCAAGCAGAGGCAATCGCGGAGGATGATGAGGCGTGGATGGCCGAGCTGGATGCCAAAAACAAGGCGAAAGCCGGAATTGAGGAGGTATAGCCCATGTTGCAACGCATTGACAATATGTTTTCACGATTTCTGCGCTGGCTTTTTAAGCCGCGCTTTTTTGTTGCCAAGTCCGAGCTCCACGTCCTGTCCGGCAGGACAAGGGCGGTATTTTGGTGTACCGCCCCGGAGAACGCAACGGACACCGAGCTCCGCCGCATTTTTGCGACGATTGACAAGCCTGAAAGCGAGGAGGTAGACGTATGGTTCTATTCATCGCTCAAGGATATAGGCAAGCGGCCCTATGACGTAGCTCTTTTGGAGCGCAGCGGAATCGGTTGCCAGCCCACTATCACCCGCCCTGCGGGATATGGAAAGGAGGTGACACAGGCATGAGCAAAACAATCGAAAAGGCATACGCCATCAGCGATGCGAAAATCTCCTTTGTCTCCCTTGTAGACAAGGCGGCCAACAAAAAGCAGTTCCTCATCACGAAAGCCGAAGCAGGCTCCGCCTCTTTTGCTTCGTATGGCCGAATCGTCAACGCGGATGCTGAAAGCCACTACATCACTGGTATCGTCTATGAGCCGATGACCGAGGATGCACACGGGAATTACATGACCGAGGAGGAAATCACCAAAGCCGCCTACTGGTTTGCCAAAAACGGAAATCAGGTGGATTTGCAGCACTCTTTTGAGCCGCTGGAAGATGCCGCCGTTGTGGAGAGCTACGTCGCCAAATGCGACATGGAAATCAACGGCCAGAGCATCACGAAAGGCACTTGGCTGATGACCGTCGAGGTAAATGACCCGGACGTATTCGAGGCCATTGAGAAAGGCGAAATCACCGGCTTTTCCATGGGTGGCGTTGGAAAGTACAGCAGCGAGGATGTTGCACTGGATGACGTAGCCAAAACCGCAGACCCCGCAGCCCCGGCAGACCGCGAAAAGCGCGGGCTGTTTAAGAGGCTGGCCTCCGCTCTCGGTTTCGAGGTGGTGGAAAAGGGAGAAATGGCGGACAGATACGCAGCGGATATGAAGTATTCCGGGTTCTGGAACGCTTTTTACACGCTTGAGGACGTGCTGTACCGCTACAACTGGCAGACGGACCGCTATGAGTTCGAGGATAATGAGAACCTCATTACCGAGGCCCTGACCGAGTTCAATGCCATTGTGACCGATTTGCTCACCGGCGGGCAGCCGGTAGCAAAAGCTCTTGCGTCCGGCTCCGTCTTTAAGGCGGGCAAGGCCATGAGCAACGCAAACAAGGAAACCCTCACGTCTATCTACGACAGTTTGGGCGCGTTCCTTGAAAAATTCAACGATGAACAGGAGGAAACTGACGTGACTAAGAAAGAAATCGCCGATGCCATCGCCGAGGGCGTGGCTAAGGCACTCGCACCGGCGCAGCAGCAGCCGGAGGCGGTTGAGAAAGCCGCCGAAAACAACCCCATCACTGCCGAAGCTATCGAAAAGATGGTGGATGCCGCAGTTAAGAAAGCTCTGGCCCCGGCAGAAGATGATGAGGAACCCGTGACCGCTGAAAACATCCAGAAGATGATTGAGGTAGCGGTCGAGAAAGCGGTCGCCCCCGTCCGCAAGGCGGCAGGCGTACCCAGCAACCTGAACGACGACGAAGATGACGGCGAGGACGGCGTGGAGAAAGCCGCTCCGCACTATCTTGCCGGTATTCTGTAAGAGGAGGAAAAGAAAATGGCTATGAGAAGTAACAGACAAATCGTGAAAGCCGCCGGTAGCACTATCACTACCGCCGGTCTGGCCGCTGGCGGCGCACTGAACCCCGAACAGGCCCGCCGCTTTATCCAGCAGACCTTTGATGCGACCCCGCTGGGGCCTCTGGTTCGCCACGAAATGCGTGTGGCAAAGGCTGGCGAGATTGACAAAATCGGTATCGCCCGCCGTATTCTCCGCAAAAAGGTGGAGAACACCGACGACGGCTACCACGCAGGCGTAACCCACGGCAAAATCGAGTACGCGACCACCGCCGTCCGTGTTCCGTGGGAAATCACCGAGGAGACCCTCCGCGAGAACATCGAGGGCCAGAACTATGAGGAGGTCGTTACCAACCTGATGACGAACCAGATTGGCTGCGACGCTGAGGACATCTACATCAACGGCGACACCGCTGTTTCTGCGGATGACCCGGACCACGATTTCCTCTATGTCAACGACGGCTGGCTCAAGCAGATTAAGAACGGCGGCCATGTTGTTGATGTTACCAGCAAGAACAGCGGCGCGATGAACCTTGACCTGTTCTACGACGGCCTGCGCGCTGTGCCCAACAAGTACAACAACGGTCGTCTCCGCTGGCTGATGAGCCCCCACCGTCGTCAGGAATGGGAGCGTTACATCCTGAATCAGGCCGTGACCGTCGGCGGCATCATCACCGACCGCCGCGTGGAGAACCCGGCCAGCATTCCTGCCGTCGAGGTTCCGTCCATGCCGGATGACGCGATCATCCTGACCGACCCGCAGAACCTTGTCGTTGTGAACAGCTACGGCGTGGTTATCCGTAAAACCACCGAGGGCAAGGATGCCATCATGCAGGATAAGCGTTTCTACGTTGTCCATTTCGATTTTGATACCATCATCGAGGAGCTGGATGCTACCGCCGTTATCACTGGTCTGACAGCTATCTAAGAGAGGAGGAGCCTATGTTCCATTTACGCCTTATCAAAGGGCTGTCCTATGATGGCGCTGTGAGCGCCTCTACTGGCGCTCCTGACGTTTTTACGGACGACCCGGAGAAGTATAAGGCCGCACTCAAAAGCGGCTATTTCAAGGCCATTCAGGACGCACCGGCGGCCACCGATGAGGACGTAGACCTCTCCAAGATGACCGTAGACAAGCTCCGCGAGTACGCTAAGGAGAACGGCATCAGCCTGACCGGCTGTGGCACCAAGAGCGAAATCTTGCAGAAAATCAACGAGTTCGAGGCCGATGCCCGCGCCGCTGCCGAGGATTTGCAGCAGAGCGGCGACGACCCTCAGAACAACTAAGAAACAGGAGGGAAAAACCATGAAACTGAACCCCATGGATTTGGGCGTGTGCGGCGTGAACCAGACCTTTTACGCTGGTACGCTGAAATTTGACACCGAGGGCGCAGCCGCAGGCGTTATGCTTTGCGAGCTCCCCAAAAACACCATCGTGGTGCGCGGCATCGCGGTCGTGAATGAGGCTTTTGATGCCTCTACCAGCAACACCATCACGGTCGGCAAAAAGGCCGCAGCCAACGAGATTATCGGCTCTTCCGTCATCACGGCGGGGTCCGTCGGTGCCTACAAGAGCGATGTCTTTGTGGACATGGGCGAGGAAACGGCTGTTTATGCCAAGTACGCGCAGAGCGGCGATGCCGCCGCCGCTGGCGCGGTCGATATTTATCTTGAGGTCGTTGCAGCCCCGCAGGGCTAAGGCATGAACAGACCGTGGGTGCAGCCGCAGGAAGTAAAGGACTATACGGAGTTTCAGGAGGTAAAGGAACGCGACGACAAAAAGCTGGCCGTGGACATCGCGCGGGCGGAGCACTGGGTCATCAACTACTGTAATAACAGATTTGACGACGAAACCAAGTACCCCACTATCCCGGAGCCGGTGAAAACGGCGGTCATCCTGCTGGCGGAGGCATACGCGCACAACGCGGTGGAGGTCACAAAGGCTCGGCTGAAAAGCGAGACCTTTGACGACTACTCCTATACCGCAGAAATCGCGCTCATCTCCGTCGATGATGTTGACGTTGCGAGCCTGCTGGACGATTATGCTATCGCCCAGCCGCAAAACGGCGTGACGATGCGCCTGAGAAAGCTGTGACAGCATGGCTATCGAAGATTTTTTCGACCATCGTTGCGACATTTTCCATATCAAACGGGAGGACACGAGCCCCGGCTACGCCCTCCCGCCCTCTCCTGACTTCAAATACAGCCCGGAGCCGGACCTGACGGACGTGGAGTGCCATTTCGGGGTGAAAAATGCGGCCATCCGCATTGAACAGAAAGACCCGCAGAACGAAATGGACAGTGACATCAAGCTCACGCTCCCAGCAGGTACAGACATCCGCCTGCACGATAAGGTCGTCAGCAAGGAATCTGGCCTCGAATACACCGCAGGCTTGCCAAGAAATATCAGAGGGCATCATATCGCCGTGAAAATCCGGCGTGTGTCCCAGCAAAGGCCATTATAATGGCGCAGGTGAGCATAGACGCATCGGAGGTTAAGGACTTTGTAGAGCGGCTCGGACGCGCAGCGCAGGGCGACTTCAAGAAAGAGCTCAACCTCTTCCTTGAGGGGATCGGCTTTGAGTTCCTGCGGATTCTGCAAGATGAGATTATCCGCCTCAAGGTGCTGGACACGCGGCAACTGTTAGCCAGTTTCCAAAAGGGCGGAAACGGAAACGTCTGGACCCTCAACGAGGGCGGCCTCACGCTTGAGGTCGGCACCAACATTGAGTACGCCAAATACGCGAATGACGGTCACTGGACCAACACAAAAGGAGTGGAGCGGCGCTTTGTTCCCGGCGTGTGGTCTGGCGACCGCTTTATTTATCAACCCGGAGCCAAAACCGGCATGGTGCTCAAGCAGCACTGGGTAGAGGGCTCCCATTACTGGGAGAGCGCCCTCCGCATCCTTGAGAAGATAGCCCCGAAACTGCTGGATGCCAAATTGCAGGAGTGGCTCGACAACTATTTCAAAGACTTTATGTGAGGTGAGAGCATGGTCGCACTGGAACAGGAAATTGCGAGTATTATCCGCTTTATCCTTGACGCTACAACCGGCCTCACGCCTTACTACCAGCAGGTCCCGGACAGCTTTACGGTCCCGGCGGTCTACTTCCCGCAGCCCATTTTTGCGGCGCGCGGTGAGACCTTTTTGACCTACGCGCTCGAATATGACTGGTTCGTGAAATTCTTTGCCAGCACCGACGGCGAGGCGCAGGCCCACGCGGCCAGAGCCCTCAACGCGATATGCGCGGCGCGATTGCTGATTCCCCTGATTGATGAACAGGGGCAGTCGGTTGGCCGGGGAGTAAGGCTCAAGGACCCGGAGCTGTCTAAGGCGGACGATAACGCCTATCAAATCAGGCTACAATGGGACAGCCGCCGCCCGTACAACGCCGTGGAGTATCAGAAGATGATACATTACGACCTGAACATCTACACGGACGACGCATACCGCGCAGCCGTATCAAAAATCACAGAATAGGAGGCTTTGTAATGGCAAGCGAAAAACCCGAAACCGGGGGCGCAAAGACGACCCCGCAAAAGTTCCCGCTGGAAAAGCTGGCGGCTGGTTGCAGAACGCTTTTTGGCGTGAGCGCCAGCACCTTTGCCGGTGCCACGGCGGGTATGTCCGGCGATTATAGCGTCGCCGAGATGAAAGACCACATCAACAAATGGCTCAAAAAGGAGGTAAAGGCATAATGGCTGGAGGCACTTTTGATAAGCTGGCCGGAAAGACCCGTCCGGGCACTTATATCAACTTCGAGAGCACCCGGCAGGACACCCTCGGCAATTCCGAGCGCGGCATCGTCCTGCTCCCTCTCATCGGGCACAACTGGGGCCCGGAAAAGACGTTCATCACCCTGTTGGCAGCCGCCCCGGATGCGGAACGTCTCAAGCTGGGTTACAGCATTTACGACGAGGAGAACCCGCAGATGTTCCTCATCCGCGAGGCGTTCAAGAACGCGGCGAAAGTCATCGTCTACATCACCGAGAGCGGAGAGGCGGCCTCGGCGACCGCAACACCTTTGACCGTCACGGCCAAATACGGCGGCACCCGTGGTAATGACATCCGCTTTTCCGTCGTCGCCAACCCCGTGGGCGGCTTTGACGTGAGCGTATTCCTCGACGCAGAGAAAACCGCGACCTATGAGGGCGTGAAAACGGTGGAGGCCCTGATTGCGGCAGCCGCAGACGATGAGCTGGTAGTGTTCAGCGGCACCGGCGATCTCGCCGCAGCAGCCGGAACCAACCTGACCAGCGGCACCGACGTCACCTCTACCAATCTGGACGTGACCTCTTTCCTCGATAAGATTGAGGCCGTGAAGTTCAATACCCTTTGTTTCCCTGTGGACAAGGGCGAGGGCGGCACCCTCCACACCGCCGCAAAGGCCAAAATCAAGTATATGCGCGAGAACATGGGCAAGGGCGTTCAGGTGGTTATGCCGGACGCAACCGCACCCGACTACGAGGGCGTTATCAACGTAACCAACGCGGTCGTGGTAGACGGCAAGAGCCTCACCGACGCGCAGGCTTGTGCATGGGTGGCTGGTGTGACCGCAGCGGCGAGCTGCACCAAATCCAACACCTACACGGTCTACGAGGGCGCGACCGACATCGTGGGCGCAAAGAGTAACGAGGAGGCTATCGCGGCCATCAACGCCGGGGAGCTGTTCTTCTCGTTCTCCGAGGAGGGCAAGGTCGTCGTGGAATATGACATCAACTCTCTCACCACGTTTGACAAGCCCAAAGACAAGACCTACCGCAAGAACCGCGTCATCCGTGTGTTCGACGCATTCGCGGAGGCCGTCCAGCTCAACTTCCCGCCCAACAAATACGACAACAGCCCGACCGGCTGGGAAGTGATGAAAGGCATCGGCCAGACCATCCTCAAGACCTTTGAGGACATGGGGGCCATCAAGAACGTCGATTACGACAACGATTTCCTCATTGATGCCAGCCTGTCGTCTGGCGATGAGACCTATTTCAACGTCGGCCTTGAGGCTGTGGACGCAGCCGAAAAGCTGTACTTCACCATCAAGACCAGATAAGGAGGTTAGACTATGGAATACAACAAAAGCCCCATGAGCCTGCGCGAGGGTAAAATCTTCATCGACGGCGTGGAGTGCGCGGACGGCGTAAAGTGTACCATCAATTTCACGCCGACCGTATGGAGCGGGACGCAGCTCGGAGAGCGCACCCCCTCCTCTCGCTGGCTCGGCTATACCATCACCGGCAGCATCACCCGCCGTCGCTCCAACAACTGGCTCCGCGAGAAAATCAAGGAGTACAAGGCCAGCGGCGCGACCCCGGAGCTCACCATTCAGGGCATCATGGACGACACCAATTCCGACTACTATCGGGATTTTGGCACCGACACCGTAACGGCGGGCGGCCGGGGCCGGACCGGCGCACCGCCACTCG